AAATTCACTTTGTTGATGTGGGTACTGCTGGGTTATCTGCTGAAGAATTGGCCGCACGAAACACTCATGGGGTACCGTTAGATAAAATAAAACAAATGATGGCAAGTCATAAAGGACAAGGTGAAATAACCTTATACAAGGTATTAAACGCTAAAGATATGTATAGGCAATCTAATGTATTATATTCTGCTGTTGTGTTGGGTAAACAATCACACGATACGGTGGTCAACACTAACTATCCAGTAGATATACCAGATGGGTGGATAATAATTGCTCACCACATGACAATTGCGTTTGGTAAGGGTGTTGATAACAAAGATGACCTAGGCAAAGAAGTGACCTTGACTGTGACTAAAGTTGGTGTTTCTGATATGGCCATGGCGGTACAAGTTGAAGGTTATCCATCTAACAATGCTATACCACACGTAACCATCGCCATCAACCCAGATGGTGGCAAGGCTGTGATGAGCAATGATATAACAAAGTGGTATGATGTTAAGCCTTTTGTAATAACTGGGGTAGTAACCAACATAGCTAAGAAAGATGGAATTAACAGCAAGTAGTATTTTAGAAAGTCTTAAGATAACAGAAGATGTGTTGGCTATCTTTCCTTACGGTAGTAGGATATATGGTACTGCTAATCTGGATTCTGACTATGATTTTATTATCGTTACTAAGAGTGCATTTCTTAAAAATGGTGCTTTTAAACAGAATGCTATATCATCGGTAGATAAAAAGATACAAGGTGTATTGTATTCAAGAAGTGGATTCATTGATGCAATAAACAACTACGAAATAGGTGCGTTGGAGTGCTTATTTTTAGACCCATCGTTGGTTATACTCCCTAGTAAGTTCTTTAAGATACAAAAGTGGGAAGAAAAACAGTTGGTTCAAAAGATAATAGAAAAAGCATCGGCTAGTTGGCATATTGCATCAATGCAATCAAAAGATGACTATAAAGAAAGTGCGAAGAAGGGCATATTTCATGCGCTTAGAATTCTTATGTTTGGCATTCAATTAAAAGAACATAAGCGTATTGTAAATTTTTCAGAAGCGAATGAATTAAAAGAAGAAATCAATCGTTTACCAGATGAAATGTTTGATGACCGTATGTATTTGAAGCTACGTGATGAATTAATGTTTAAATTAAGAGAAAAACTTGTGTAGTTAAAAATAAAATTGTACCTTTGTAGAATGAAAAATGAAGATGATAAACTAAATCGTCATTTAGATATTAGTGCCAAGCTAATTGATATGGGAAAATCACTAGTTGTTGAAGGAAAAGACGGGAATGATTTTGCGATTTCACAATGTGGAAACTTTATGATTATGCTTGGTGCTATTATTCTTGACGATAAAGATACTTATGATTTCGGTCAATTATGTGCTATGTATTCGGCCAAACGTTTATTGGATGGTATGGAGCAAAGCAATAGTGACATGACTAGCTTCATGAAAAATAAAGCTGAAAATGAAACGTATGACGAATATATAAAAAGAATAAACAAACTTAGGGGTAATAATGATTCCCCAACCAATTAATAGAATACGCACCCTTAGCTCAGTTGGATAGAGCAACAGTTTTCTAAACTGTCGGTCATTGGTTCGAATCCAATAGGGTGTACAATTTTTAACCCTTTAAAATACTAAAAATGTTAGCAATACAAGAATTTTTACTTAAAAATGGGTTAGATAAAGCAATAGCTAAATTTAATCTTAAGACACGTGATTACGGTACAAAGATATTGATGAAATATGACCAATTGTCTTCACCGACAATAATGGCTATGGCTGAAGTACAAGAGTGTCGTGGTTTGGTACTTGAAAAAGGTACTTGGAACGTCATGTCTTTGGCTTTTACCAAATTCTTCAATTCAGAAGAAGGCAATGCACATAAGATAGATTGGAATACAGCCCATGTTCTTGAAAAATTGGATGGTTCATGTATTCAAGTTTATTTTGATTGGACAACAAACACTTGGTTTGCTGCAACAACTGGTACTGCTGAAGGTGAAGGTGAGGTAAACAATAAGATGGGTACTACATTCAACCAATTATTCTGGGATACCGTAAAAGAAAAATACAACTTAGATTCTTCTAAATTAAAGAAGGGTTTTACTTATGTATTTGAGTTAACAACACCGTACAACATTGTTGTTAAACCACATGGTGAATCATCAGCTACATTATTAACGGTAAGAAACTTAGATACCTTAAAAGAGTTATCATTCGAAGAACTTACAGTAGTAGCTGAAAAGTTAGGTGTACCACGTGTTAAATCATATGATTTAAACACTAACAATGTTGGTGCGTTGATGCGTACTTTTGAAAATATGGTATGGCATGATGAAGGCTACGTGGTAGTTGACGCTAACCATAACCGTATAAAGATAAAGAACCCAGCTTATGTGGCTGTACATCACTTAAAGGGTAAGTCGGCAGAACATAACATCATGACTATTGTTAAAACGAATGAAATAGAAGAATTTGGTGCTACATTTCCAGACCGTAAGGATGAATTGTATAAGCTAAAAGAAAACTATGATGCGTTGATAAGCAAGCTTAATGATGTGTGGTTTGAATTGCAATCAAGCAAGCCAAAAAATATCATGCCAGAAGAAAAGAAAAAATATGCTAAGGCTGTTTTTGAGGTTTGTGCAAAACACGACCTTAAGACCTTTACTGGTTTGTATTTTGGTTTGGTGGATGGTAAGGTATCTTCAGTTGAAGACTTTATGTTTAACTATGACGACAAGGTGTTATATAAAATCCTTTAAGTAGAGATACTTAAGGGATTTCCCTTTATACGAAATAAATGAAAGTTTTAAAAGAAATATTGGAGAACCCATGGGTTGCTTCGCTAGTGGTGTTTACCGTACAAATTCTGATGTTATATATGCGCACCAAGAATATCGCTTATACAATTAAGCACAATATCTTTGGGGCCATTTGGACGAACAATGCATTTGCGGTGGCTTGGTTGTTTTCAACAACAATTGGGTTGAATTCGATGATTAGTGGTCAATGGCAACCAATAGTTGCGTTTCTATTGGGTGGAAGCCTAGGAACTTATTGGGGAGTTAAAAAAGATAAAAAAGATTTGGAAAAATCAAAATAATTTAGTACCTTTACATTATGGATAACTATAAAAAACAAAAAATTTCATTAAGATATTGGCTTCTAGGTCAAGGCTACTACAAAGCAGTAGAAGCAATGAATTTTGCTGAGAAATACCATAATGGTAAACGTAAAGATGGGCAAGAAGAGTTTTCACATCAAGTTTCTCAAGCTAATTTAATTAGGACTCTAATCCATCATATAACATTTAAAGAAGAAGTTTTCATCGTTATTTTCCTTCACGATATTTGTGAAGATAAAGGTATTTCATTTGAGGAAATTGAAAAACGATTTGGTAAAAGGGTTGTTGACGCTGTTAGATTGATTACAAAAGAATACCGTGGTGTGAAGATTACCAATGAGCAATACTACCCAGCTATGGCTGAATGTGAAATAACAAGCGTGGCTAAGGGTTGTGATAGGGTTCATAATCTTATGACTATGCTTAATGGATTTAAACCAACAAAACGTGTTTCATATATCAAAGAAACACAGGATTTTACTATACCTATGCTTAAGCAAGCAAAACGTAATTTTCCTCATCAAGAAAGTGTTTATGAGAATATTAAATTTATAATGGATAATCAAATTCAATTATATATTGCTTTGGATGAAAAATTAAATTTGGAGGTTTCAAATTAAATTCGTACATTTGTATTAATAACTTATATAATGAAAAAAATACTATTAATTTTATTTACTATTGTCGCTACTTTTTCATTGAAAGCACAATGTGTTGGTGTTCAATCAGCAACCGTATCACCACTTGGCCCGTATACTGGTGGTACAGTAATTACATTTTGTTATACCATGACTGGTTGGAACGGATTAAATGTCGGTAACAACTGGTTAGAGGGTTTCGATATAAACGTAAGTGCTGGGTTAATAGGCGTTACACCTATAGCACCACCAGTTAATTGCAATGGTGGTGGTGGAACTTGGTTATGGCGAACGGTTGTAAACACACCTTCTGGTACCGTAGGTCCAGGTTGGTTCTTTGAAGCACCGCTTGGTGGACCCACCGATGGCAACCCAGCCAATGATTATGGTGATTTTGGTTCTTGCACTTGGACATTTTGTTTTCAAGCAACGGTTGTTCAAGGTTGTAATCCATTGCCAATAACGGCACAAGTTACTGCTGGTGCTGACGGTGATTGGGGTACTTGGATAAATAATACATGCCCAACAACACCATACACAATACTAAATACTGTGTCAAATCCAACACCTGTAATAACAAGTCCAATATTTCACTAATACAAACAAACTATGAAACAATTTATTTTATTTTTATTTGGTATAACGCTATTAACTAGTGTTACATTTGGTCAAACTCAAGTTTGTCCAGACGCAGTGTGTGTTAACACTGCCAATCAAGATTACTTTGTTACCAATACAATTGGTTCAACCTATCAATGGACATTAACTGGTGGTGGTGTTATAGCTTCTGGTCAAGGTACTAGCCTAATTTTTATAAATTGGGGTAACGTAGCTGGTTCATATCAGTTACAAGTAATAGAAACAAACGCATCTGGTTGTGTTGGTACACCTGTTTTTTGTCAAATTGATGTTTATCCGTTTACACCAGTATCAATACAACCATTAGGCCCATTTTGTGCTGGTGACCCATTGGTTAACTTAGTTGGAAACCCAGCTGGTGGTACTTGGTCGGGTAATGGTGTTACTGGTTCTCAGTTTAACCCAGCTGCTGGCAATTCAACAATTACATATACGTTTACCAATGCTAATGGCTGTACATCAACAGCGACATACAATGTTGTGGTTAATCCGTTGCCAAACACATCACCAATTTATAAACAATAAATATGAAGAAGCTGATAACATTATTAGGGCTTATTACGATAAGCTTAACAACATATGCACAACAATTTGTGTTAAGCAATTGTGATGACAATTCAAGGCAACAAACATTTTATGTTACACCAACACCTAATTCAACTTACGAATGGGTATTTAACTCTGAAGTATTACCGTCTACAACTAGCGTGGTAACACTAGTTTTACCTAATACTGAAGGTGTATATACACTTAGTGTTACTGAAATTAACCAATATGGTTGCCGTGGCTTTGCTCAACTAACTCAAATTCAATTAGACCCATGTAGTATCTATATTCCTAATGCTTTTACACCTAACATTGATGCTTTTAATAGCGAATTTAAGGTATATTCATATGAACCTATTGGTGACTTTACGTTATTGATATTTAATCGTTGGGGTGAATGCGTCTTTTCAACTAAAAACCAAGCTGATGGTTGGAATGGCACTTACAAAGGACAACCATGTCAAGATGGGGTTTATGTTTATAAGGTTACTGGGACTGTAAATGGTAATGTTTATCAAAATATAGGTCATGTAACATTATTTGAATAATTTTTTTGGTGGTTTCAATTTTTATTTATACCTTTGCTTAAAATATAATAAATAGATATGACAATAAAACAAATCTTTGACGAAATAGCAGCTGAATCAAGCACCAATGCTAAGATTGAAATCCTTAAAAAATACAAGGATAATGAACTTCTTAAACGTGTGCTATATTTAGCAAATTCTAAGCGTGTTAAGTTTTTTATTAAACAACTTCCAGAATACAATTTTAAAGGTTTTGGCCCTAATTTTTTAGTTTGGGGGTTGACTGAGTTAGATAAAATTTCATCAAGAGAGTTAACTGGTACTGCCGCCACCGAACATTTAACAAAAATACTTGAAAGCTTGGAATCAGATGATGCGTATATTATTGAGCGTATCATTGAAAAGGATTGCAAGATTGGTATGGGTACTACCTTTATGAATAAGGTGTTTAAAGACCTTATCGAGGATACGCCTTATATGGGTGCCATTTCATTTGACGAGAAGAAAGCTCGTGCTATCTTCGATAAAGGTGGTATAGGGTTTTCTCAAATAAAGATGGATGGTCGTTATTGCAATGCTATTATCCGTAGTGGCGAAGTTGAATTGGAAAGTCGAAGTGGTGAACCAACGATTGTAACTGGTGCTAAGTTTTTAGCTGAACTTACAAAATTCCCTAATTGTGTATTGAATGGTGAATTAACCATGGATGGTGTACCACGTTATGATAGCAACGGTATGATTGCTTCTATCATAGATATACAAGGTAAACGGGGAGAACGTACACCAGAAGAAACTGCTAAGAAATTAGCTAACTTTGAAAAGAAACACGGTTCTTTTGAAGAAGCGTTAGATAACATTAGGTTTACCGTATGGGATGCCATTACTGTAGATGAATATTTTAATAAGATTTCTAAACGTGAATATAGTGAACGCTTTATAGCGTTGGCTTTACTTAAAGCTGAAGCTAAAACAACTATGGTTTCGCTTATTGAAAATAAGGTTGTAAAGTCTTATGCTGAAGCTATGGAACACTTTCAAGAAGTGCTTGCAACTGAAGTAAACGGTGTACCACAAGAAGGTACAATTCTTAAATCAGCCACAGGTGCTTGGAAAGACGGTAAACCAACATGGCAAATTAAAATGAAACTTGAGATGGATGTTGATTTGGTTATCGTTGGCTTCAACTACGGTACCAAAGGCACCAAAAACGAACATGTAATATCTAGCTTCAACTGTGAATCGTCTGATGGTCTTGTTAAGACCCGTCCTCAAGGTATCAAAGAAGATATGATGGTTTATATTACCGAAAATCAAGATAAATTGATGGGTAAGGTGTTGCAAGTAAAATGCAACGGCCTATCAAATGATAAAGATGGTAATTATTCACTTCTTTACCCAGCATTTGTTGCTGTTCGTGATGATAAAGATACTTGTGATAGTCTTGAAAGTATCAAAAACATTGAAAACATGGTTAAATCTTTAACAAAATAAATATGATAACATTATTAATAATATTAGCCATACTTTTAACAATAGCAGTTTGTATTGCATTGTTTTTAACTTATCAATTTAATAAGATAAAGAATAGGGTTGAAGATACAGTAATTGATGCTGTAAAAGAAACCATAGTTAAACATGGCCCAGAAACAGTTAAATATATTAAAAACAAAATAGATAAAAATTAACATGAAAAAAATCTTAACATTAATTTGCGTTTTATTCGCAACAGTAACATTTGCACAATCTAGTGCGGATACCACTAAATCTAAAGTTGGTGGTTATCTATCAATAGGTTTATCAGTAACAAACAGTGATGATTTTTTCACCAGTTCTTATACTGGTCTTGAAGGTGGTGTTACTTATGAAAATTTTGGTGCTGGTCTTGTATTAGGTCGTGGTAGTCTTAGGGGTATGGCTTCTAAAAACGATGCTCTAAGCAATTATTTTTATGAGGTTAAGACATTCTATTGTTTCCCTATTAAAAGGTTCACTGGTACCGTATTATTTGGTTATGGTGGGTATTTTAACACATCACATAACTTCATTGAATATGGTGGTGGTGTTTCTTACGGTGTTGGCCATTTCAGTTACGGAATTACGTACAGCAATTGGGATGGAGTAAATTACTTAACCCCTAGTATAACTTATAACTTTTAAAATAAAAAAATGAAAAAGCATATTTCGTTCCCCTCAATTGAGCAGTTTAGAACTGTTGTTGCTACAGTTAACCGTCAATTTAATTTTGTTGGTTTAGATGAAAATGGTGAAGCCATTTATGACCATAAAAAAGAAAAACCTACCTTAACATTTAAGGGTACTGTTAAACTTCACGGCACCAATGCTGGTGTTTGTTTTAACAATGTGGGTGGTCTTTGGGCCCAATCTCGTGAAAACATCATAACCCCAGATAGCGATAACGCTGGCTTTGCTTTCTTTGTTGAAAGCAATAAAGATGTGTTCATGAATTTAATCAATATGGTTGCTAAACGTAGCAATGTTGATTTGAATGATAATACCATTTCTATATATGGTGAGTTTGCGGGTGGCAACATACAAAAAGGTGTTGGTATAACCAATTTACCTAAGTCTTTCTTTATATTTGGTGTTAAGGTAAGTCCTTTTCCAATTGAAGGTGAAGATAAACCACGTACCGCTTATTGGGTTGATTATACTGACTTAGGTAATTCTGAAGTTCGTATCTATAACATTGATGACTTCCCAACATATAGCCTTGAAATCGATTTTAACTACCCAGAATTGGTTCAAAACAAGTTAAGTGAACTTACACTTGCTGTTGAAGAAGAATGTCCTGTAGCGAAGGCTTTTGGTTTCTCTGGAGTTGGTGAGGGTATTGTATGGTCTTGTGAATACAAGGGTGTTGTACACAGATTCAAATGTAAAGGAGAATTACACGCTGGAAAATCTAAAGTTACAACTTTAAAACCTGTTGATGATGTTAAAATAAATAAAATAATCAATGTAGTTAACCAAGTTACACCAGTTTGGAGAATGGAGCAAATGCTTAGTGAAACATTTGATTTAATCAATGGTGGTGAGATAGATATTAAACAGTTGGGGTCATATATTAAAGCTGTGATTAACGACATCATAAAAGAAGAAACGATAACTTTAAATGAAAATGGTCTAGAACCTAAAGATATCGGTAAATATGTTTCTGAAACTAGTAGAAAATACTTTTTCCAAAGATTAAATGAGGTAACAGGTATAAAATAAAAGGGTGATTCACCCTTTTACTTTCTATCTATTTTTATAGCGTACCACCCTTTATATTTAATAAACTCAGGAATTCTAGGGTTTTGGGTTAGATAAATTGGCGACCCATTGTTTTTAAATGATATTTCTAATACTCTTTTAGGTAAATTATTTTTAAGACATAAATCTTTAAAATTTACTTGTAATGTTGAATAAATTTCATCACCATTATCATTGTATATTTTAATTTGGTTATTAGTTTGTCTAGGGTTAATATAACCGTTAAGATAGTTTTCCTTTTGTTTTTGTGCTGATTTTATTGCAATTTTTTTAAAACAATCGGGGTCATTATTTAACATAGTCACTAAACGTTTATCTGATATTATTTTTAAGTCTTGTGATTGTTTAGTTATTTTCATCTTTTCTATAGCTATTTTTCTTTTTTCAGATGATAGTGTAGATAAACCATAACCACCTTTTGACATATTATAGGTGTCTTTTCTTAAGATAAAGTCTTCGTTAACGATTTCTTTTTCTTTAATAATCATATCTTTTTTATTATCGAAAACGTATAGAATTTCTTTTTTAAAGTTTTGAAAACCATATTTTTTTATTGCTTTCTTTAAAAAAATTCCAGAACCTAGATAACCATCGTTTATGTTATCAGTTGTATGTAAGCCAATATAAATTTTATTATTTATTAGGTTTGTTGTTTGATAAATAGTATAATATTTCATAATTTTATTTAATCATAAATATTATGGTTAAAGGTGAAAAACATAAAATAAAAAAAATTATTTGCATATATTAAAAAAAATACGTATATTTGTATTATGAAAGAAAAAACATTTAGACCCATAGAAGTTGCACACATAGTGTATGATGTTGCTATATCTATGGTTAATGATGATTCGTGGAGACCAGAAAAAGATAAAAAGTTCATCTTTTATCTTTATAAACTTGGTGTTTTAGAAGCTTGGGAAGAAGCTCACGGAAAAATAGCTAAAAAATATAGACCTAAAGATTATTAGTATGATAGTAAACGAAGTATATAGACTTAAAGCAGCGGCTGAAGTGGCGAAAGATATGCCACTTCCAGCTGGTCAAGAATTAGAAATTGTAAGGGATGTTGTTTATGTAAATGGAAACATGGTTCCACCAACATATCAAACTTTATTTCTAAATTGGATTATAAAAAAC